GGGATGCTGACAGTAACCGTCTCCAAAGATTTCAACCCAGATTTTGAACACTACTTCGCCGATTTTCTGGCTGACTACGATGGCAGAGAGTACGTGTTCGAGCTGCCAGTGGTCATGACGACAGATGGTAAAAAAGACTACGATGATCTTTTGAACGCCGGAATGACAGAAAATCCAGTGATTTTCATGAGTGAGAAACTTCAGAGAATCTATTAAAACTAGAAAACAGGGGGAGGCGAAAGCCTCCGTTTATAGTTTATATGGGGAACCCCCTATTTATGAAAATTATGGAGGTTGTGGTGACAAAAATACCTTGGGGTGGCACTAATTTCTTATCAGACCAAAACCTAAACTATTATACTTTCTTTCACAAGTATTTTATTTTATTTATTTTTGGTAAGGCGTGCTTTTGGGATTGGCGTTCTCCAGTTTGCCTTAGATTGAGTTGCCTTCTCAAGCTTTACCTTCGCTAGAGTTGTCTCTGCTAAGTTATCTACCGAAGGAATTGATAATCTTGTGTGGGTATAGCGGATGGATTCGCACCACTCATCCCCTCTGACTTCACTGCATAAAGATATCCTTACATCCCAACCGCGATTACCCATAAATCAGAAATATGTTTATTACCTTCTGATAACATTAACTCGGCCCAGCCGCCGAGTTGCGCTAGAAACTATTGTTTTTTTACTGAGCTGCCCGTAACTTTAGCGGTGCCATTGGAGCGGTGATTACTAGCGGCTCGCTCATTGGACTTTGTAAACCTCCTGCACTAACTGCCGTTACGGTATATGTTTTCGTAGTATTTACTGTAGGCAAATTAAATACCCTACTCCCCGACACTTTTGCTATAGCTTTATATGTAGTGCCAGTTATGGTGGTGATCTGCTCGTATATTATATAAGATACTATATTAGCAGAAGGAGGATTTGGGTCATCCCATATTACCTCTGGCTTTGCTAATAGCAAGTTAGAGGATGAGAGTAGCAGGAGGATTATTTTTTTCATACAGGATAGACTCTTTGATCTTGGTCTCTAGCAGACATTTTTATTAACTGTAATTCAGAAGTTAATCTTTTGACTTGCCGTTCCAGATTAGATTTTTCTTTTTTGAGTTGAACTATTACCTCGTCTCTGATTAGATCTTTTGATTGTCTTTCTTTTTTCATATTAAAATAAGGTTAAATCTTTTCTACTCAAGAAGCGTTTTTTTTCTTTTTGAATTCGCTCCTTATTATACTCTACACCGATTTCAAAGAAAAGTATTCTAAATGAAAAATATAAAAACCAAGAGTCATTAACGAAAGAGTAACCTAGCAAGCTCCACGGACAACGTGCTGAGAATATGGAAATTCTGCCGAATTTGATATTTTGTATAGGCATAATAATTACCACTTACTACATCCATTTCTCAAAGTCAAACAGTTTTTTTATAAAAATTATTCTAATTTATTAATCTCGATAGTGCCATCATCTTGTATCATAGCATATGTTACAGGCAGTTCACATTGAGAGCCTAAATTAACGCACTCTATACCATCTATAAAGGAATGCTTAGGCACATGGGTATGGCCGAAACAAACCGCATCGTATTTATTATCAGAACAATATTTGGCAATTCTCACAGTGAGCTCATGAGCTGCGCCGTGCCAAGTTTTTATAGTTCTTTTAAGTTTTCTAGTTAGTTTTTGATTCTTGTCTAGTTTTTGCAAGACGTAGTAAACTTTGGACGCTATTTCAGTTATCATTGGCTTACTGTTCGTGAAGCTATCCCATTTGTCACCATGGGCGAAAAGAATACGCTTGTTATTTACAACCTGAGAATGTTCTTCAACGAATTCGAAGCCAAGAAGAGAGGATATAGTTTCAGCATCTCTATCGTGATTCCCTTTTATAAAAATACAAGGTTTCTTTTTAGAGATTTTCCTTAACTCAGATAAGATATCCCATTGTTTTTTGCAGAGCCTATGCATATGATAGCTATCTAGCAAATCTCCACATAATATCAAAGAATCGTAGTTATCTTTCCTTAAAATTTTAAGGGTTAATTCGGATTGGCATATTGGGCTGCCTAAATGTATATCAGATATTACTAGAATCATTTTTTTGAGTTTTCAGCCAATCTTTATCTACTAGGTATTGCAAGAATGCCCTTAGAGTAGCTAAACCAGAACGGCCAATATCTGGCAGCTCCACCATAGACGCTTCGTCGCCTTTTAATACCCCAATCATCCAATCATTATTATCCCAAGTATCCTGTTCTTTTGGCTTGTTATATCTTTTATCTATGAAATGGATATCTATATCATCAAAGAATGAATTATTTTCTTGATCAAAGAACCTAATAGCTTTAAAATAGAAATCACTATTTTCGATTGTATAACATTCTTCTCTATCGGGCTCGATTATAACAACGTCTTGACTATTCTCTGGAACATACCAGATGCCATTAATTTTAATTCTATCCATAAAGTATTTTATTGATTTATTAACTTTATACTTTCTTAGTTATATCGTAATAATAAGAATCTGTATCTTCACTTACCCATTTGTCAGAGACTGTTTCTACAGAGGGTAAATTATTGTCAACCTTTATAGCTTTTGTTTTAAAAGGAAAAGGTTTTGTAATCCAGTTAGAATCTCTCCAGAATATTCTATTATTTGGCTGACACAATAAATAGCCATCGTCCGCCACTAAAATATGACCGCACTTATAATCAGAAGGTTCATCTGAATACGCATTGCTATACCAATCAACTGTAAATAGATAAGTTGCCCAAATTTTAGATCCATCCTTCAGTAATACTTCACACCTCTTTTCATATAGGTATTCATAAGTAATTACAGATACATTTTCGCTAAAGCAATCCCACAGTTGTTTAAAATGAAAGGGAATATCATTAGTTGGTTCGGATATAAATATCTCGCTAATAGGGACTCTACTTCTCATCATGCCGTAATCAGTCATGATGTGGAATGTTAAGATTTTTCCAGATATAGATTGAATACCGAATATATAGGCATTATGATATTTATCATGATCCTCTGGATTATGAGTTAAGTGAGATACTCTAACTAAACATTTCAAGTTATCAACATTGTGATTTAAAACCATTTGATTCATTACTTCTTATGATTAAAAGTTAAAATATATCTTGTGATATTGGACAGGGAATCTATCCTTCCCATTAGAATATAGCACACATTTTTGCTACTGCAAGTATCGACTCTTTTTTTTAGATTATCTAAATCATAGATCCAATTATCTATTTGTTTTTTTGGAACAATATAGTAATCAGATGATAGCAAAAGGAATATTAATTTGAATTTATTCAACATAGTCTACCTTGGGGAAGTCTTGCTTTAGAGTATGGGACTTCATAATTACAATTGGTTCATTTGTAGTTGAAGTTTGCTCTAAAGAAATACACCCACTAGATAGCATTGCGAATAAAATTAAAATAGTTTTATAAACGTACATAGTATATAGAATTTATCTCTTCTTCGGTTAGTTTAATTATTTGTCCGCCTTGAGGCTCAATGAAGACCCAACCTTCATCAGTGTAAGCGGCGTTGATGGCATGATTTAAGCCGTCTGCCCAATTCGGCTTATACATAATTTCTGCAACTGCAATTCCCTCTCCATTCCCTTCGCTTTTCTTGTGGCAAATTTGAGCGAGTACTCTATATAGAGAGGCGTAGTCATCACAATCGAATTTAAAAGAATAAGGGAGACTTAGATTTTTTAGTATACCCATGAAGAAAGGACTAAACTCAAGTTTAATCCAGTTCTTAGTAGGCATATTGTAATTGCTATCTCCGACAAATTTTTTAGAGTACTCAATCCAATCTGTAGTTTGGGTTAGCTTCTCTTGGGATATTTTTTTCATACAATTTTTAGATTTTCAATTATTTTTTGATTAACCATATTGTCATAGTCATGATTAACATATTCTGACGGATTGAATAGATACTCAAATATGTAATCATCTTCAGGATTTACAAATAAAGATTTTGCTTGTAAATATAAGGATTCTTGTAATGCCCCATAAGCTTGAATAGACTTCTTATACATGTTAAGTTTTTTCAAACTGGTTTCTATTTGTTGATTAGTTTCTTCGTTGATATTATTTTCTTTTCTCATATATTTTCTTTTATTGTTTTTGATTTTATTTCTGCTTGCTGGACAATATTTTCTATTTGGGAAATTGCTTGTTGTATTTTCGCGCCTCTTTGGCCGGGCAAAATATCTATGTGAAGTCTGAGTTCCGAGAACTTAGATTTAGCTTGACCTATTTTGATTTTTATTCCTGTGTTTTTGCATATGTCGTCTAGCTTTGACAATGTTTCATCTATAAGGTCAAACCATCCATCTCCAAACTCGAATCCATATTGGAAACAATTTCTAGGATACATATCTCCGTAGCCACAACATATTTCTGGGTACTTTTTTACTATTATTTCTTCTAATTCTGTATTCATTTTAAATTCTTTTAAGTTTCTTTGAATTTTAAAATCAAATTTTCAAAAGATCCTGCTTTTCTCCACTCTTCAGAATTAGATAGATCAAAATCACTTAATGGGATTTTATAAGATAGAAAGTAACCGTTGCCCGGAAGTTTGTCAAATGATTTTTTCAAGAAATTTATTAGATCAGTAGATGAATACCCGAATACTTTATCTATCCTATCTTTATTTTTTGCATTTAGTACCCTTCTCATTTTAGATCTAAAACTCTCTTGAAGGACTTGCTGTTTGGTTAATTTTCTATCAGAGAAATTTTCTTCTCTCCATTCTTTTAAATTGTCCCGACAGTTCTTTTTATATTTCTGCCTATACTCTTTCGAGTAATTCCTTTGGCATTCTTTGCAAAAGCTTTGTAGTCTCCCCTTCCTAAAAGAGAACTGATTTTCTTCTAAATAAGTTTTACATTTGCCGCACTTTTTCATTTAGCTGACTTAAATATATTTAACAATTTCTTAGAGCAGTTTGACCAAGAATTTTCTTCTAAAAACTTTTCTCTATCATTTATCATCTTAACCTTGTCAAATTTACCCTCGAATATATCAGAAATTTCTTTTACCCATTGCTCTTTGGAACTGCAAGCTACAGCAACTTCTTCCATGCCATTAAATAAATTAGCATTAGAAGTAATCAAAGGAGTAGATGTTTGCAAAGTAACCCTTGCCATTCCACTTGCTGCATAAACATCGAATTCTGGATCTGGCTTGTACGGCAAGACAAATACAGAACTCGTTCTAATATAAGACATTAGGACAGAATGCGAAACGAAGCCTCTATCTATTATTACGTTATGCGTAAGATCTAAACTTTCTATTTTATCGCATATCTCTTTATGTAGCTTATCGTGTTCATCTTTGCATAGGGGATTCTCTGATGCGACTATAACATAAAGTATATCTTTATATTTAGACTTTAAATCTTTTATTACATCGAGCATATGTAAATGAGATTTGTAATAAAATAAGAATCCCGCTTGTAGAACTACGTGATCATTACCTAAATGATTCCATAATTTTGGAAGTATTTTATTTTCGCTGGTTGCGAATGAGCAGCCGTGAGGAACTACATTTATATTTTCGGGATTTAAACCTTTTCTAATCAAAGCCGCTCTAGCTTCATCGCTATGGGCGACTATATTTTTACAAACAGATTCTGTTACTAACTTATCTTTATGATTCTCGTATATAGAGTGAAATATCGTAACAACTTTATATCCTCTTAATCTAAAATAAGAAACTAAAGATGTAAAGAAGTAAGCCTTCTGAAAAAGTCCATACTCATGACTAAATAAAACTATATCAGGCTTATAATTGTCAATTGCCTCTATAAGTTCCAATTTTGGGAACTCTTCTCTATCCCAACAATACTGGATATCTTCGGTATCCTCTTCTCCGTTTTTCTCTGCGAAAAACTTAGTTTCCACTTCTTTTCCTAATGCGTTGAATAGCAATTCATTATAAATAGCTACTCCACACTTTGATCTTATGTTACCTATAAAGGCGACTTTCATTTAAAGAGTTCCCTAAAAAAATTCTTAACTTTAAATTTAAAAATCATAACATAAAAAGAAACTGTCATTAGATAGTGACGTAAGTTATGTTCTGTTTTATGTGGAGGGCTGCAACAATGTGCTTGGTTTTTCATTGAATTAAGGTGTGTATTTTTTCGAGGACTTTGCTCCAATCCTCTCTAGAGGATACACCGTAAGAAGAGCTTATTTCCGATATTAGATCTGAATTCTGAGCTTCGAAAGCTTTTTTCTTTAACTCTTCTAAACCAATTTTCCAGTAATTGATTGAAAATTCTTGTAAGCCTAAGTCTTTAAGTAAATTAGAATTTTTAGAATGATGAGTTATATCTATGAAGGGTATAGAATTTTTGATAGCAAATAAAGTAGTATGGTATCTAGCAGAAATAATCAGAGAAGAATTTTTTAGATTATGCTCAATATGCTCGTTTGTGTAGATCCACTTATTTGCTCCTCCAATATAGCCATTTAGAATGCCATGGATAGTGTTATCATTTACTTCTGTATCTACTTGAGAGGGAACAAGTTGAATCTTATGGTTAAATGTTTTCATCCATTTCAGGAATTCAGAAATTTCTATTATAGCTTTTTCAGCGTAAATTCTTTGTCTAGAATCATTGGAAAAGTAATCTTTAAAAATATAACTATTTAAGCAAACAGAAACTTTTTTTTCTTTTTTATCAGAAAGAGAATCTGTATATCCTTCGTTTATTTTTTTTACATTATAAATGTAAGATATATCAGAAGCTAGAATTACTTTGCTTTCATCCATTAAAAATTTTAAAGCAAGGTCATAGGAAAAACGATCTCTCACAACAGCAAGAGAGATTTTATCCCTGAGAAGAGCTAGTACTGGCACTGATTCTGAAGTGAGATTTACATTTAGTAAAATCAGCTTTTGATCATCCCTTAGATACTTGTACAAACCCTCTTTTATATACCAAAAATTTTGTGTAATAATTCCTCCTCCGCCTAAAGCTATGATGTCTGATTTATTAGGGCCAACTTTTTTATAACAAAAAGATTCATCACTTTTCCTATCAGAAAAAACGCTGACGCTTAACCCAGAGGACTTTAAAAAAGAACTAAGGCAATCAAGCATTAAAGTGTCGCCATAGTTATTGAAACCATAAAAACCACATAAAGATATATTAGACATTTTCATTTTTATTTTTTTTACCAGTGTCTCAAAACATTTAGAACAATGAATAGATTGGTAATTAAATACCAAACTATAATTGAGGATCTGATTATTGCAATCTTATCAGCTTCACTATCTGTGCTTCCTGCCTTTTCTCCTAGAGCTTTAGACCATATTCTCCAAAACTTTTTTAACCTAATTTTGATCATATTGATTCCCAAGAAGCAGGCATTTCTTTTTCCCATCCTTTTTTGAAAGACTGTTCACTATCGTCTGAGCTTAAAAGATAGTCGATTCTTTGGACCATCTCTCTTGTTCGCCGAAGATTATAAGCTGCTTCTTTAAATTTTTCTATAATTTCAGAATCTAAATAACGAGCTTCCTTAATCTCTCCATATATATTTGTATGAGGCTTGTTATTATTTTCTATTAAGCTTTCAATTTCTTCTGCCATCGCCTCTAATCTATATTGATTGTATTCAAAGTATCCTCCGCTCATATTTCTTCGATTTCTATTAAAAAATTAACCAATTTTAAATCTGTATCTATTTTTAAAAGTGGTTTGTCCTTACCGGTGGATGCCTTCAATTTTTTCTTGCCACATTCATTGTCGTAAATATACCATGCGATCCATCCGTCACGATCAATAAGACTCAACATGCTTTCAAAGCTTGACCAAATGGCCTCAAATAATGGGCCATTCGGATCAAGTGTACCTGATTTATTTGCGGCTTCAGAAGCTTTATTCAAAGCTTTATATTTACTGACTGAAGTTTCTACAATCTCGCTCCAGTACTCACAACGCTTTGATTTTTTACTATGATCTGATTCGCTCATTTTTTAATCAGGTTTTATATATAACTTTTCTAGATCTAGAAAAGAGGATCTATCAATTCAAGAGGATCTACTTTAATGCTTTTTGCCTCTTCAACAAGAGATTGTGTTTTAGCAAGAATTCCAATGAATTGGTCTCTATAAAAATCACTATCAATCCTAACAGGGAAGTCGGCTGTTTCGCCGAAATTAGTGTTGATAAAATCAAGAAGCTCTACAAAAGAATATATAGTTTCTTTGAAAAGAACATTTTGGCTGATAGAATCGCATAATTCTTTTTCAAGCATTTCGATATAAACAGCATCATCTGTTTCATAGGCTTCTGCAATTTGTTCTTCAACAGTTTCGATTGTTTTTTGATTCATAATGAGAATATACTGACAACACCAGTGTACAGTATACTTTCTGAAAGTCAAGATTTTTTTCGAAGATTTTTATTTTTAAATCTTTTTAAATTTCAGACTGCTTTAGCAAACCCGCTAAGAATAGAGAGATATTATGTTCTGCTGCGATATTAAGGGTCTGTTCATCGGGGCTGACGATAGGGTTCTCTATAAAGGTGGCGATACTCTCCTGCCACTCGTTGGAATTTTTAGAAGAAATAATAGACTCGGTTACGCTCCAGCAGAGATCTTTTTGTTTAGAGCTAAGTCTCTTTATTTTGTTAAGCTCTCTGTATTTAGACTCTACGGCTTCAGATAGATCATTAACCAGTTTGATATTGTCGGATATTTTTTGTAAACTAAATTTAGATGCTCCTATCGGAGAAACTTTTTTAGTTGTTTGAGGAGCCTTCGTCCCCGCTGGTCTGCCAGCTGGCTGTCCGAGCCCATCTTTTTTTTGTCCACCTATAATTGGTTCGTAAAGACCCTTATCTTTGAGCTCTTTAAATTTATTTTGAGCTTCTATAGAGTTTTCAGAAAGCGGAAGAGAGTGAGTCTCAAAGCTTTGGAAAAGTTCTTCAGGTGTCAACATTCCGATTTCCGCGAGCCTTGTGTAGACCTTCATGTACTCGATTTCTTCCTTTAGATCTACCTCGTCGAAGACTGGCTCTGGAATTTCTGTGAATCCTAGTTCACTGGCAATCATTTCCATTTCAGGGATCAAGAAATTATTTAAGAAGGCTTGTCTAGCAGAGCTTAATCTCTCTAGAAAGACTTTTATTTTAATCATTGAGTTGGCATACTTCTCGTCGCCCCAGAATATATTCATCAATCCATTCGCAATATCTTGATTGACAACCTGATACTTCTCTGGTCCTAAAATTTTATTTAAATCTGGTAGAACGAATTCTGCTTTTGTAGAATAATCAGAAACTAATACTCTACCCACACTCTCCATTTCAAAAAGATCCTGTAATGCAGCTAAAATTCTAGAATTGGTATTTGCATCTCTATCTTTATCGCCAGCCGTGATTAGAAGAATCATATAGTCAGCTGTTCTGGCTATAACCTTCTCCATCTTCTTAAATTCTAATTTTAAATCAATATCAAAAAGTACAGGGTAGTACATTGGAACTGATAGAGCTTCATAATCTTGCTTGCCGCAGAATACAGCTGTTAAATATTCTGTGTCAATAGGTATCTCTGGGAGTTGGCCTCTTTTAATCTCATCTCTAATTTTTACGGGCAGAGAATCCATAAACCTTTTCTCATCTTCTGTCTTGGGGACTTTTAATCTTGCTAACTCGTAGGAGTTAAGCATCTTATAGTAATTAAAATTAACAAACGTAGCAGATCCTTCAGCTCTCATATCCGCAGGATTTAAAATAGTATAACGCAAAGGTATTTTTTTTGCGACCTCTGCTCTAGACATTTTATTTACTTCAATATTTGTTATATTATACAAAAACTTGTAAATAAAAACATTCCCGGAACGAAACCACTCTCTAAAGAATCTTTCAGACAAAGACCATCCATTTATTTTCTTATACCATTCATTAAAGAATTTTATAGATCTTTTGTTCTTACCTCTGAAACTTAATTTAGAATTCGCGAATTCAGTTTGAATATCTATTGTATTTCTGAAGATGGCCACATTCCAATAAGCCTTCTGACAAAGAACAATCGCTTGTTGAGCGCTTAAGGTTCCAGTGTTGTCTCTGGAAAAAGGGGATACTCCTTTGTTGATGTTTTCTATTTCCCCTGACAACCCAGAGAGGGGGCTTTGGGTAGTACTTGTCCCTCTATTTCTTAAATCCCTAGCGGATTCTGAAATGAACTTCGGAGTAAAAGGATCTGAATTTACGACTACAGCGTCGGCTTTAGGTTTACGGGCCATATACTCTTATACACTTTTAAAGGTTAAAAAACATCTATAAATTAATTTTAGCCTTAAAATTTACCTAAACATTCTCGGAACGAAATCGAAAGACGTATTTACTTCTTGTTCTCTGTGCATATCATAATAACATTTTACTCCCCAGCTACCAAGAAGTAGGACTGTATAGGAGTCTCTTCTTGCTCTATGGGGATTGTTGTCTCTTTTCATTGTGGCTGGCAAGTCAAACTGTTGATTTCCGTTGACACTGGTCGAAACCTCTATAAGCGAACATTCTCTTTTTGTCAAGTTGATCATGTCGCCCAAGTGCTCAAGGAAATCTACTTTCATTTCCTCTTGAACATTTTTAGCGATTTCTCTTATCTCATCTTTACTTATTTCTTGATTTTTTGAGTAGTGCAAATCTTCTATAGGGAAATTTTCTTTTATAGCGCTCTGAAAATCAGAATCATTGAATACTGGTGCTGCAAATTTTATCTTTTTCTTTTCAATCATCCATTGTAAATTCTCATTTGAAAATCTTAACCATCCTCCAACACCGAAAGCTTGAGAGTGAACTATCTTTCCATTCTTAGGATCATAGTTATTCTTTGAATAGAGTATTCCTTCTTGGGAATTATAGTTTAGGAAATCATGATCGAAAAGATGAAGCTCTCTTGGTATCAATTTAAATTCTTTTGCTATCTGTAAGAAGGCTGGTCCACCACTATTATCTATAATCGCATAAACAATATTAAATTTTTCTAGAATATACTTAAGATATAAACATCTTTTTTCGTTTGTACTATTCGGAAGAGCGTAAGCATGAACGAGTATTGCAGATTCATCTTCCTCATTTAACTCAAGAATAGCCATTGCAAAATCATCTGAAGTCTCAGAGTTATTGTAGTTAGGATCTATTGATAAAATATATTTCTTATCTGGATCTCCGACTATTTTTACTATAGGGTATTCCCCTAGTTTAACACTGGCTTCTTCTATGGCTTTCGCTGAAAAGTAACCCCCGGTATCATCTCCAAATATAGCTTCAAGCTCTCTATCGAACATTGATTTAGACATCGTTCTTCTCATGTCTTCGATAGCAGATTCTTCCATGAATCCTTTAGGTGCAGCTCTATAAGACATTCTGAAAACACAATGATTTACATTTTCAGCTGTTGGATCTAAAATCGTTTTAACATAAGGTACATAATTATCTCTATAAAGAGATTCAAATTTATAACTAGCAGACGATAGACCTATAATTTTATTGTTCGATGAAAACTGTTGAACTTCCTCTGGTTTTAAAACCCCATTTTCTACTAAAACTTTTTGAGCATTTGTAATCTGTTCGTGCTGAGGGCCATCTTGACGAACCATCAAGAACGGTTTTAAAATAGAATCTATAATGTCTTTACTGACGACTAGTAACTCGTCAACGATCAGAACATTAAAGCGGTAACCTCTAACCTTTCCTAGCGGGATGGCTGTTATAGAGGAATATCCGATTTCCATTGACCAAGCATCGCTAGATTTAGAAAGTTGTTTTGTGATACATGATCTTAAGAAAGTTCCATTTTTCGGGTGGGAAGCAAAGCTATCAATTTGCTTCATGATTGATTTCGATTGTCGAAAAGTTCCTGAAGCTATACCAATCTTAACTCCCGGATTACCTAAGGCATATATTACACAGAATAAAGAGATTACGAAAGATTTTGAAAATCCCCGTCCAGCAACCACAAGACAATAATCTTTTAGGATGAAGGACCTTAACATTAGGTCCTGTATAGGGTCGAGCTTAACCCTAGTTAAGAGATAAACCATGAATGCTGGATTAGCCAAACAGTATCTAGCAAACCACTGTTGAGCTTCAGATTCAGAAAGTACACCTTTGATTTCTTCTAACTGGTCATTTGTAGATTTCCTGATTACAGCAGGATGGGCTCCTTCATTCCACATATTATATTAAATTAAAATCTTTAAGAAATTCCAAATCGTAATTTTTTACCTTATCTTTCATTTTGAAAATTTTTACCATTAGAGCTTGGGAGTTTTCTCTAGAATCAGAAAATAAGAATTGAATGTTTTTATATTTAGCGCAAATTTCTCGTATCTTGTAGAACACAAACTTACCATTTATATATTTGCTAAAACTATTTTCTGGGCTATAATTTATAGCATTAGAAACTTTATTCTCGACTAGTACAACAAGATACTGTCCGAAGTCTTCTGCTCTACTAATTTCTCTGTCGAATCTTTGCGCTCCCGCTGTGAGAGTGGAAACCAAATCTTCTAAACTTTTTCTTTCGACGAAAACATCAGAAAATAAAGGACCTGTTGTTGTATAGTCGCCACAACTTAACTTCATTTTTTTAGACTCTTTAAATTGTAAAGCATTCTGTTCTCTTGTATCTATAAGTATCTCAGGCTCATCTTCATAGAAGAATGGCTCTGAAAGATAATCGTACTTTAATCTTAGACCTTGCTTAGACAGCTCCTTTACAACAGTTTCTTTGTCTCCAAATATTTTTACTAGTCCTAGCCAAGATGGTAAAAATAAACTTTTTAATTCTATATTAGATGGGACAAAAAGAGTTTCTTTTTTAGAGGATCTTCTTCTAAAAGCTTTCTTTACATATTCTCTTACCACAAGATTATCTTCTGAGAAACACCATTTAGCGAAATTTTCTTTTGAATTGAAATCAGTAACAAAATACTCTTCGAAATTTTTAAATTCTATTTTTTCATTTGAGAATAGGTCGAATCTAGGAAAGAACTTATGATAATAATCCTGTATAGATATCTTATGCTTTTTTGAGACATGCAAATGCAATCCTCTCTCAGTTGAAAAGTCATCCAAACATTCTAAACATTTCATTAGAGAGAGAATACCTCCTCTTTGCCAACGCCATAAACTTCGACAAAAAGCTCGGAGAAATTTTCAAGTTCTTGTATTTTTTCTTTAACTTTGAACTCTTCTGCCTTGGCTATTAATATCATTCTCCTTCTTTCTTTTTCATCCTGAACGAGTTCAATAAATTGCGCTAAGCTTTGATTGGCTAAAGCTTGTTTTTCTAGTTTTTTGATTCTGTCTCCGCTTAAGGATCGAGTCATTTTCAAAGTCCTTTCGAGACAATGATTATAAGCGGACGTTTTATCTTTTAAAGCTTCAGATAAAGACATTGTAAACTTACGACCTTCTTCGTCATCAGACATAGACTCTGCCAACCTATCGTTAAGGATTGTTATTTGCTGTCTTATTTCAATAAGTGTTACGTACTCTAATGCCAACCCTATATATAAATTAACTTCATCTGAATTAAGATCTGGCTTATTATAAACGGCTTTAACAAATTCTGTTTCGAATACTTCTCTATGTTTTACATTCGTAATCATAGATACCATCTCAACGAATCGTGGAGCTGACAAAAATTTCTTTACAGCTGCTACAGAATCTTTCTTTCTCATATCCATTTTATCAGCATCATATTTCGCTGCATGGTCAGACCTATTTATAAGATTTATAACTTGAAGATCTGTTCTAGGAGAGTTATATCTGGCGGTAGTCCTTTCTATTTTATCGTCATCTTTTACTTCTCTAAATCCAGCGGCATCTAAAAGAGAAGTTATTGTTCTTACAGATACAATGTATTCTTTATCTGGGAATAAAGCTTTTGCTATTTCTTTTGTAGTAAGAGATTCTGCATTTTCGAATAGGAAGTCTAACTGATCGTCTGTATAGTTATCGTATTCGCCTCCTCTCCATAATTTTTGTAAAAATTTTCTTACATTCTTGAACTCATCAGTCTGCTCAAT